TTGTTATTCCTTTCTTCAGTGTATATATCATACCTCTTACCTTTATTCAATAAACTTAATTTTTCTCTTGTTTTCTTACTTATAATCTTCCCCAAATGTTTAGAACTTATCATTCTCTTAGTTTCATTAGAATGACTTTTCCCTAACATTGGTTTCTTAACGTTAGGCGAACAATTATACCCTTGGTTATAAGAATCAAATTTGTTCAACCAAAACTGCTCTACCTCATTTAAATTTTCTTTCCCACACAATTCAAGTTCTTCAAAAATAAAATTATTAACACCATATTTGTTAAAAGCTCTTTGTAATTTTTGTGAATGATGTTTATTACTTTTTAATTCATTCAAATGTCTGTTCCATCTTTTTCCCATATCAAAAGAAGAACCAATATATATTTTACCGTTTATAAGATTTGTTATCTTATAAACGCCCATTCTATTTATTGGAAATCTTTTCTTTGCCATAGCACACCTTTATAATCAATAAATATTTGATAAAAACCGATTTTCTTTATTTTCCACAGTCAACGCTTATATTTATTTCGTCATATGGTAGATTTAGCTAAATTAAAGAACAAAACGACCTTAGATAAGATTAGAAATTATCAAGGGACGAACGATCACATCCAAAAAATGAAGAGAAAATTGGATAGTGAGGGTTTCTTTGTTTTGACTGCGAGTCAAATATCGTATGTTGAGGAGAATGTCGACAAAGAACCTATTGATATTAATAAAGTTGTTGAAATTGCCTCATTCCTTGGGGAACAACTTAAAGAAAAACATGGATTAAAGAATATACCTGAAAAAGTTTTCGTTTCTAAAATATTAGCTGAAAACGATAAATCTTACCATGTTAAAGGAAAGTTATACAAAAATCAAAAAGAAGATATCTTATTCTACATTCCAAAGACGCAGATTCATACGGATATGTTCGAAGAAAATTTGGATGACATAGAAATAGATTTTGAAGTATATAAATCCTTAGATAAAAAAGGTAGAACACCTTTTAAACACCAAGAGACTGGGATAAAGTTTTTGGTTAAAAAACCACAATGTATTTTAGCCGACGATATGGGCCTTGGTAAAACATATCAATCTATTGTTGCTGCTCTAGAAACAGGGGTTGAAAAAGTTTTAATTGTTTGTCCTGCAAATGCTAAAATAAATTGGAAGAGGGAGATAATGAATTTCGTTGATGAAGACGAGATATCAATCATCAAGTCTGGTTATTGGAACCCTAAAAGATTTACTATCATAAATTATGATATCTTAAATAAGTTTCATACAATTATTGATAAAAGAAAAAAGTACGAAGACCACGAAATTAGAAGATTTTTAGTTAATGAAGGGTATAATCTTATAATATTAGATGAGGCCCATTATATTAAGAATCCAAAGGCAGCGAGAAGTAAAATAGCACTTGAGGTTGCTGAATCTATTGCAAGGAGATGGTTATTATCAGGAACACCTGTAGCAAACCGCCCAATGGACTATTTCAATTTATTACATCTTTGTAATTCCCCAGTAACTGCCAACTGGCAGTTCTACGCTTTCCGTTATTGTGCAGCTAAAAGATTTAGAAAGAAAACTAAATTAGGCAAAGAAAGAATAATTTGGGTTACTGATGGTGCTTCTAATTTGGAAGAACTACATAAAAGAACTAAAAATTTAATCTTAAGAAGAAAGAAGGAAGACCATTTAGATTTACCACCTAAAATTGTATCACCTTACTACATAGAACTCGACGATATGGGTAAATATGAAAGAGTTTTTGATGAGTATCTTGAATGGGCTAAAAGTGAGGGTAAAAATTTAGGTGCTGGTCGACACATGGTTGAATTAGTAGTTCTTAGAAAATATTTGGCAGAAGAAAAAGTTAGACACAGTATTGAATTAGCTGAACAGGCAATTGAAAACGGTCAGAAAGTAATTATCTTCACCAACTTCACACATTCATTTGATGCTTTAATGTCACATTTTGGTAAACTAGCTGTTGGACATAACGGTAGAATGAATGAGAAACAAAAACAAAATTCAATAGACCAATTCCAAGAAAACCCAAATGTTATGGTTTTTGTTGGTAATCTTATTTCAGCAGGTTCTGCCATCACTTTAACTGCAGCACAAATTGTTATTATGAATGATTTAGATTTCGTTCCTGCTAACCATGCTCAAGCTGAGGATCGTGCGTGGCGTATCGGGGTTGAACATATTGTTAATGTTTACTATCCGATTGCCGTTGGTACCATAGATGAGATGATATATAATGTATTAGATAAGAAAAAACGTATAATATCACAAGCTATAGGAGAAAATTTTGAAGAACTTGATATATCTGAAGATTTAATTAGTTCTATTTTTAAAAAATAATTCATATTCATTTTTATATACCCAATAGAAACCCTTAGAAAATTTATTTTTACTTTTAACCACGTAATCTACTCTAACACCCAAGGTTCATCTTATGATTTAACGATTGATATCCAAATCTTTAATATTCTACAAAGAAAAAGAGATATTATCAGTACTGTTATGGGTGAAACTAATACAGAAGTAACGATAGATGAGGACTTATTTAAAGAACTGGTAAAAATGGGTCCAATCAAGAAGTTAAAAATGTAATATTAACTTATCATTAACCTATGTTGTGGATATTTATCAAATAAAGTCCACATGTCGCTACAAATAGAAGAAGCAGAAAAACAAAAATTATTTCGTCAAGTAAGACATAGATTGGGAGCTCCACTTAGAAAAATTGAGTTGGAGGATGAACAAATGTGCACTTTATTGGAGATTGCAATTGAAGACCATTCATCCTACATCAATGATTGGTTAATTGAAACCCAATGGTCATCTTTAGATGGTATTAACTTAGATACGACTGATTTAGCAAAAGCTTTAACAACAAGAAGTTTAGGATATGAAGATTCTTTCACTTATGCCTATTCCAAAATCGTTGGTTTACAAGCTAGAGGTCCTTGGGAATTGAAACAAGATTTCGTTACGATTCAAGCAGGACAACAAGTTTATTCAATACCAGCTGGTAGAGAAATAAATGAAGTGTTATACTTCCAACCACCAACAATTGATTACGCGTTATATTCTAACTACGGATTCGGAGATTACGGATTTGGTGGCGGTGTAGGTCAACTACCTTATGGTGCTGCGGCAGGTGGTTTTGGTTATGGTGGTTTTTATTTAGCCCCAGCCTTTGATATTGCGTTAAGAAATGCTGATTACAATTTAAAACAAAGAATGATTAGTTCGGACCTTGTATATAAAATTACAGGCGGTCCTAATGGAACTAAATTACTCCACTTAATGTCTACTCCAGGTAGTAGATTAGTATTTGGTGGTGGTATTGGTGGACAACGTATAAACGTTACAGGTAGTAAGGTTTGGTATTGGTACTATGAAACAACTTCTGATGAAGATAGACAAAGATGTTTAAACGCAAATAAAGATATTGTTAAATTACCTTCAGACGTTCCTGTCGATGTTGTTAATTTTAGTGAATTAAATAGCCCATCAAAACAATGGGTAAGGGATTATTTTACCGCTTTATGTAAAGAAACCCTAGGTAGAGTTCGTGGTAAATTCGGTGGTGCACTTGGTGTTACTGATGCTGAAGTTACAATGGACTACGAATCGTTATTAAGTGAAGCTAAAGAAGATAAAACAGCTTTAATGGAAAGACTTAATGAAAGGTTAGAGAGATTGAGACCTGACGCTATGTTAACACGTAAGGCTACTGAGGCTGAGATGTTAAATAAAGCATTACAATATAGACCTTTAGGAATGTTCGTAATATAATATGCCATTTTTAACTAGACCCCATTTTGAAGATAGACAAATAGTACAATGGAGTGGTGAAACCATTTCTTTGTCAGGTCAAACTTATATAGATAATCAAGGTTACATTCATATAAATGGACCTTTATTAGATTTTACAGGTAGTACATCAGCTAGTACACAATATGTTATTGCCGGTGTCACTGGTTATGTTAATATCGGTGAACCTTCATCTTTTATTGTAGAACCCCCAACTATTTTACAAAGTGGATCAACAGGTACAACAACTGTTGATGTAACAGGATATATTTTAGGTGGTTTAGATGCAACAGGTCGTGTTACTTGGTATCCGGCATCTACATTTTTAACAGGTAGTACGTCTAATCCGTTTACAGGTAACACTGGACCTTATATTTTTGGTTCAAACACAGGTGATATTATTCCACTTTCAGGTAGTAACACAACATATTCGAATTTTAGTGTAATTTTAGGTGGTGCTGGTAATGAAATTTCGGGTACATCAACAACATCACAAGGTTCTACTATTGTTAATGGATTAACTAACGACATCATAAACAGTAGATATTCATTCATTGGTGGTGGTCAGAATAACTTAATTCAAAGAGTTAGTAGTTTTACACAATATAATTCTATATTAAATGGTAACACTAACACTATATACCTACCACTTGAAGGTACTTACAATACTATTCTTGGTGGTTTAAGTAACGCTGTTAGTGGAACATATTGTTTAATAGGTACTGGTACTTTAAATAATATGGTACAAGGCGGTAATAATAGTATTACAATATTAAATGGTAATAGTAATATTATTAGCGCTAGTAGTTATAGTACTATAGTAAATGGACTTCAAAATGAATTAGGTAGTGCTGTTGCTCATAGTGTCATAAACTCTGGTAAACAAAATAAGATAATTGATACATTATCGACAGCGACTTATGATTTAATTGGTTCTGGTTCTGGTAATACGGTATATAACTCTAGTTATAGTGAAATCACTAATGGTAGAGGTAATTATTTAAGTCAGTCATTAGCTTCTTCAATTATTAACGGTGGTTATAATAACTTAGATTCTAGTAATGCGGCCACTATTATAAATGGTATTTACAACACAATTATTAGTGGTTCCAACTACTCATCAATTATGGGTGGTTCTGGTAATACAGTAAACCAACATACATACGCATCTATTATTGGTGGTAGGGATAATACAATACATGGTCCTGTTGAGATAGGTGTTCATGAAACTATTATCGGTAGTAAGGGATGTGGTATTACAGGTACTTCAAACTCATCATCATATTCAACAATTATAGGTAGTACTGATAGTAGTATTTTTGAATCCTATAAATCTATAGTATTAAATACAAATAACAATACAGTTAGTTCCTCACAACTTTCATTTATCTTTGGTGGTGATGGGGAACCCAATACTTTTATAAGTTCCGATGAATCTGTTAGTTTTAACAGTGCTGGGGTTTATGCATCTAATAGTAATGATTTAAAACTATTTACCGTATCTCAATCTAATTTTGTGGGTATAAACAATCCATTTATTATAAATTCTGCAGACCTTAATCTAAATTCAACAGGTCCTTGGTTGATGTTTGATTCAGCTGCTATTGTTATATCTGGTGGAACTACTAGTGATGGGGGTGTTATGATAAACACAGAGAACTCCCTCATAGATAGTGTTAATTATCAATCCACATTAATAAATTCATTATATGACACTATAGTTGGTAATAATGATGCGGGTATAACAAATCACGTAGGTAATTTATTATTAAACACTAGTGGTAATACGATATACGCGTACGGTATTGGTATTACTAATGACACACACTTTAATGCTATAATTAACGGTATTGGTAATACAATAAACAGTGGTAATACTTTTATTAATATTATCGGTGGTAGTCACAATACAATAGGTGATGATAAAACAAAAATTACAGTCTTAGGTGTTGATAACTTAACAAACGTTAGTTCAAACACAACTTATGTTCCTAATTTAAACATAGGTATCATAGGTACGGGAACATCTGTAATAAATTTAGGTTTAGACGCCAACGGATTTGTGGTAACTGGTACAACTGGTGGTGGTTCTAGTGG